ATTTGTCCTCCTTTCTATGTGATTCGAACCTTAATACGTCCGAGAGCAGTTAAGTTCGCAGAACCTGACAGGTCCACAGCTTCCACAGCTACACCAATGATGTTCTCAGGATACTGCTGAGTAGACGGGTCATCAGCTACAAACACTTGAAGCGCACCAGCACCATTCGACTCAAGCAGACTTCCAACGGAAGCAGTCTCTCCATCAGCAAGGTAGGCATACACGATGTCACCTTTACGGGGGATCCAGCACTGAATCTTGGTACTCGCCGCATAATCAGCGGTTATGGCCTTGCCCTGCATCTGATCTTCGATGGCAAACATGGCCGGGGCAACGTTACCCGCAGCAGAACTGTGGGCTTGGACGGTAGTGGCCGAAGCCAACTCCAGAAGGTAACCGGGCTTGATGGCAACTGCCGTAGCAGTATACTCTTCAATTATCTCGGCACCTAGTCTTTTGACAATAATACTGTTATTTGCCATATCTTAGTCCTCCTTCTTTTCACGGCTGAAAACTACGGGTACTTCCACCTGCTCACCAGAGCCAGCATCACCACCACCTGCACCAAGTGCAGAGTAGTCAGTCGGGGTTTGTACAATGGATTTTGCAATTTTCTCCAGGGTTGCATCGTTCATTGTATTCAACGAATCCTCTTCCCAAACACCTTCGGCGGTATTGGTCATAATGGCCTTCACGAGACCGTCCCTGTGCTCCTTATAGAGCTTCACTCCACCGTCGATCTGAGCCTTCATTTCTGCAGGCATCAGAGCAGTGTAGTCGTCAATGGTTTTCAAACTTTCCTTGAAAGCGGAAACAGCCTCGTCCTTGTTGACCTGAATTGCTTCAGCGTCAGGAGTAGCCTCCATTGGCGACATTTTTGCTATGGTGCTTTCGCTTTGCTCCAGCAACCACTCTCTGTCTTTAGCTTGCCAGTGAGTACTCTTATTCCCGATAAGAGCGTCCACTTTAGCTTCACAACAGAGGGAACCTTTGTCACTCATAACTTGTCCTTCCTTTTTGTTGTTTGTATTAACTGATTTTTTAGTCCGGACCATGTTAGCCACGAACTCAACTTGCTTTCGCACTTCAACGGGGTTTTCAGCCAATGATACCGTACCATTGTTCACTGAGTACCCTCGTCGATAGAGAGTAGAACCGCCATCCACATCCCGAACACGATAAACGAAATCGTTCTGAAACACTTCTTCCAGATAATGCATCTTAGAATTGGTGTCCATCGCATTGATAGAACTGTGGAGGAGATTCGAGATTTCTTGGAATCCCTCTTGGTTTGTCACCGGGGAAACCGAGTAGCCCTTTTCATTTAAGGCTCTGAAAGAATCTAATAATTCCTTCATTTGTCCTCCTTTCTTATTTACACGAACTCCACACCCATCATCAACGGAACAAGCACCAACGTCACCGGGTAAGAGAGCGAGGTGGTCGGGCCGATATTTCCGGGCGATCTTTTCGTAGGTTTCACCGTGCCACTCACCTTCAGTGTCATCAGTGTCGCTGAAAACCCCAATACTGACCTCCAATGGCTCTCCCTTCCTAAGAGTGGATAAAGCCTGTGGTGATACAGCCTTGAGTTTCTCTTCATCAATCCATGCCTCTGCCCGTAGTCCGTCTTTGTAATTGGCATGGAATATCCGGCCTACACCAGATTCTTCCATTACCCCGGGACTATTAGCCGAGACATTCACTGGGTTCCCTTCCTCATCCACTTTTTGCGGATGGTGGATAGTTACTGGCATCCCATTCCAGACCTCTGGGGTAGTACTCAACAATGTCTCATCGTGTAGTACAGCCCCTCCAGACCCAACATGAACACCCTCAACCATCATTACAACGGGAACGACCAAGTGGTTTCGTCCATCCAAGATTGTCTCCCGGACAGTGTACTCCGGCGACGTCGATTGAAACGACACCATCATCGTACTATTTACATCTGTCTCCATTATATTGGTTTTAAGTATTTAAAAAATGCGCAGCTCCCATCGTTAGGAAACTCAGCCATCAATTCAAAATTTTCTTTATATTTCCGGATAAAATTAACCGGGGCCAGGAACTTCTCCCAATCCTCTTTCTGTTGGTCATCCCGGCGACTTATATAAAAGTGGTAATCCAACAGGCCCAATACAGTCACTCCTGGGATAAAATGTGGGAGTAACATATTAATGCTATCAATGAATGTAGGATTCCGCTTCGGGGCGTCAAACATACATATCTCAATAGGTTCTGCAGGTGAGTAGAAGTTAAGCGTCCGGGGAATGTTTCCTCGCACAGCCTGGATTGCTTCATACCGGGCCTTAACATTCTTCATGAACATCGGTTGCAGGTTTTGTCCTACTCCTATATTGACTCCCTGCTCAGCTGCTTTCCGGGCTTCAGCTTCGTTAGCTTGCCAACGGTCAAAACCCCAATACGTACGATCGTACCCGGCTTCCACCAGTCCTTCCAACAGGGCAGCGCTCGTGGCTCCTAACCAACAGCCGACCTCCATGGCCGTGCCTTGTCCCGTCCAAGCCCTTCCCAAATCACGGATATAATCATGCACCACGGGTGGCGACATAGCAGGTATTCCTTTCATGTTTGCTGTTTCCATGTGAATCTTAATTGGTTCTTGGGTTTGTATATCTTGTTTAATCTCTTAGCCATCTTCTCATATTCCCTGGGATTGTCCTTAATATCGTAGGCGCTCCCCTTGCGTCCCAGACTTTCCACCTGTGCGTCGGGGATTAGCTTGTTATCGTAGAATGTCAGATGGCAATTCTCTAACACTTCAAAATCATACTGATCCAACAGGTGCTTGCGGAACAAGTGACTCACACCGTTCCAGTATCCGCTGAAGTCCTCGTCAAAGCCTCCCACATCCCAGAACATTTCCCGAGTCAGGATAAAGGAATCGCGATGAGGATCGATCTCTTCCCAATCAAGCACCCCTAATTGACGATACCGACTAGGAACGTACACCGTGTCGGTCCTTAAATTCGGTTTTGACAGGAAGGATTCTAACGACTCTTTTAGTATCACATGATCGAGATCGGTTAAAAGGATCCAACCATCCACGGCATGCGTTAGAGCCAGATTTCGTGCTCCCCCGTGGTTCCAGGGTACGTCCTCGTTAATACGGTACAGCTTAGTGTCTATATTAGGCCATCCAACGATGTCTAGGACAAATTGAGCCGGAAAGTTCTGACTGCCATCATCCACCAGAATTATCTGGAGTTGCTCCTGTATCCAGTCAGGATAATTCTGCCAAGTCTCCAGGTGCTTACACAGCATCTGAGGAGCCTCGTAATATGGCATGGCTATGGTCAAACGGTTTCTCATAATCCTATTATCTTTCCTTTTACATCCTGTTTTGCAACCGGAATAACAATGCACCTGCAATTGGGGTGGACAGGAATAAGGAATTCCGCTTCCTTTAGCGTATATCGGTTTCCATGATAGCCAGCACACTCAGTGCAAACCCTGTCGTCTCCGGCAGTCACGAACTCTGCGATTACTTCGATACTGTCTACACCCCAATTACGGTATTCTTGTATGTTGGCTCGGTGGTGCGCCCTGATTGTCTCAGTCCTAGCCAATGTCGCTGCCCTTTGTTTCGCTGGCATGGTATAACGTACCACCCGGCCATCGGGCCTTGTATATTCAATCGGCAGGTCCAGGGTACCCCGGCCACTGCCATCAATTACGCTAACTAATTTCCGGGCCAGCAGATCAGGATGGTCTCCGTCGATAAGCCCTTGTGACAGGACCTGCGACATGATGTTATCCATCACATTTGTTATGTTCCGCAATTCAGAGAACACCCGTGTATACAGTACCCCTACCACGTCGGCATGAAAAGGAGACGTAAACGGGGACGATATAGCGCCTTGAAGGGTATTTAACCCGGTGGTCGGGGGCACGTCATACCCTGCCTTCCTTAGCTCTTGTTGAGCCCTTAAAATACCCCTCTTATAACTTTCACCGATGTATGTATTGGTCCAGGCCGCATCTATAGACGATCCTACCCGTGTAAACTGATGCGTCTCCAGTAAGCCCCGGTCCACCTGAGTACGCAACCACTCCATGAATGCTTCCACCTTTTCAGACGTCGTGGGGAAGTTGAATTGTCCAGGCAATGGTGGAGTCAGTTGGTTTGTTTGCACCCCGATTCCAAATACGTCGTTAGTAACCACGGCTTCCCGAATAACACGAATCAATTCCTTGAACCGCTTATTGAAGTCACGAGTCCACGCATTACGCAACGTCAGCGTCTTGGTGGGATCGTATCCGTACGTAGTTAAAAGCCTGTATTGAGTGCTAACTTCCATTCTCTTCCTTCTCTACAAATTTACAATACTCCAACTCCAAAATCAAATCCCGAAATTGATCTTCTTCTACGAAGAGCCGTACATCTGCATGCACAATCTCATCGGAGTAAACTTTCAAATCAATCTTAGCGACATTACTGGGGTCAAGCCCGAGCGCTCTACAGAGCCTCTGAGCCAACTCATGATTACCTGCAATTTTGTGTCCCATTACACTTGATTTTTAGTACGTTTCAATTTGGTGTCGTCCTCGTCTTCCACCTCCTCGTCGATCGGCTCGTCTTCCATTCCTTGACCGGGTTGTCGTCCGCTCGCTTTAATGGCTTCTAATTCCTCAGCCAATGCGTCCTCGGACAATTCCTTAATCTTTTCCCTCTGCTCCTCATTTAGACCCAGGAACCACTCGAAGAATGCATCGGGTGGAACAATCAGTGAGGCAACCGGGTTGTTAGAGTATACAGCCAGAGCGTCGGCTCTAACTTTACCGACATCGGCTTTCTCTTTGTCGGATGGGCTAAACAGGTCCAGCCATTCTACGTCATATCCCTCCTCTTCACTACTAGGACCGGGTAATACGCCTCGCTCAATACACATATCCACAAACGGACGTACAATACTGACCTCGGCATATTCCTCTCGCCGGGTTTGGATTAAACTGAGCCATCCTGTCTCATCCTGGGATGAAGCTAGCTCTCCTCGCTCGCTACCTGTCAGGATACGCTTGGGTATGCCCGTTACAGCTGATATCATCTGGATCAGCACATCCACGTGCTTACTCGGGTCGGACACCTGTTGTTCCAGTGCCTCAAATTCCACTCCTTCATTCACAATCATCCGGCGAAGCTTGTGCTCAAACTCGTCAATCTGGGTTTGGAGCTTGGCCTCAGCCGTGGTTCCCATCTTATACCCCTCTTTGGTCTTAGCTTGGTAGCCGGGTCGGGCACCTCTCCAGAACATTTCAGCTGATCCGCCTACTAACTTCTCCAGGTCCATCAAACGGTTCCAGATAGAGCG